CTTTTATTATTTTTGTTTTTCTATTAATATATTTTAATAAATTGTTAATCATATTGTCTTGTGTTTTAATATGCTCATCTTGAATATTTATTATTGCTTCTTTCCCTTTTAACATTTTAGTATTACAATATTCCATTACAGCAATATCTATCCATAATAAAGAAACAATTATCCATATTACTTCTTTTTCAAATATTGCTACACCTATTTCAAAAATCGCCATTAAAACATAAAATGTAATCATCCATTTATTTCTTTTATTTAACTTTGTCATTTCTTCCCAAGTTTTCATTTTCTTTATACCTCCTTTGATAAATAAATTGTTCCACCATGTTTTTCTATAATATCTATAAAATTCTCATAGGTTGTCCCAGCTAAAATATTAAATTTATCTGTATGTATCCATGCAACAGCCTGTTTGTTAATATCTTCTACGGAATATCGTCCCATATCACATGGTCTTTGGTCATTCCAATCGTCTACTTCAAAATATAATATTTTATGTTTTATTTCATGTTCTTTATACTTTCTTTTAAATCTATCTTCATTATCCTCTATTAGTTCACTCCAATGTTTATAAGGATGTCCCGCATTATATTCATAAGGTCTATCGTTCCAATCATCTCCCCATTGTTTTTCAAAGTTATTCGTAAACCATGCCTTATTACCTTCAACATAACATAACTTGTAATATTCCATATTACACCTCCAATATTTTTTGTAATATTTGTTTAGTTTTTTCTAAATCTCTTTCTTCTAAAAAATCCCAATATCCATCTTTGTCTAATTTTTTAAGTACCTCTATTATCTTTTGTTTTGGTATATAACTGTCTAATAAATTTCTTTCACATTCATAATATTTCTCTAATTGTTCATTTCTTTGTATTATTTTTTCAACTGCCTTTTGATAACATTTTAATTGTTCTGATGTAAAAACTATTTTTCCACCATATATAAATGTTAAATTTGCAAATTCATTTGCTTTTTCTAAATTATTTAATTCATCATAATAACAACCTTTGCATCCCATTTTTTCTACTCTGCAATGTTGCCATTCTTTGTCTGTACATTTCATTTGCTTTTTCCTCCTAGTATATTTATTAAATCCCAACTTGGATTTCCTTCTGCAGGTATCGTTTTACTACCTCTTTTTAATGTATCTATTGCTACATCTACATCTATCATTCTTACATCATTTCCCTCAAAACATATTAAGAAATATGCTTTGAGACCTGCATTTTTACATTTTTTCATTTCATTGCATTGTTTTATATCTTTATCAACCATGTGCCATTTTCTATTCTTACATTCTTTTGCATCAAATACTGCTTTGTAATTTGATAGAAATATCTCATAATCAAAAGGCTCTCCTTTTATGTAAGTTCCATCTTGTAATCTCTCTGGATAATTTTTGTGTGCATGTCCACCTATTGATTCTACATAATCACATACTTTTTTAATTTGATTTTCAAATATGTATCCTCTTCTTGGCATTCAATCACCTACAATCTTTTTATAATATTATTTACTAATTCTGCTAATTTTGTAACAGTAGGTTCTCCACCTATGTTCAATTTTTCTGCAATATATCCTCCTGCCTTATCACTATCACCAATATCAAAGCCAAATGCTCCATTTCCGATAATAGAAACATATAATTCATTACCTCTCAAACCTCTTTGAAGCATACCTTTTTTATAAGGTATATAATTAAATAACAAATCCAAGTGTGTATATTTTTCGTCTGTCCAACCTATAATTACACTTCTAAAATTTATCAAATTTTCTGTAATTCTATTATAAGTATTTTCTCCATTTACTACTTCTCCATAATTATCAAAATCCATATTTACCACCTACCTACAAAATAATCTATTTAAAATTTGTGAAGCCTGCATTTTATTTAAATTATCTGTGTCAAAATCTTTCATAAACTTTTTAATTTGATTTATCTGTTTTTCACTTGCTGGTACTCTTCCCCATTTTTTTATCAATTCAATATTCCAAATATACTCATAGTCAGCACAGTTTTCTTTCAGATATAAATACACTTCATCAAAAGCCTTTTGCATACTTACTTTTTTACCACCTAGTGTTGTTTTTCCAAGTTCGTCTTGTGCTGGAATCCTTATTTTTCTTTTTGGGATACTTACTATCATATCTCCATTTGGCATTTTGAAATAATTAACCCCATGTGTGTTGTATTCTTGTTCTTTTGCCCAGATATTTACTATTTCTATATTTCTTATCCAACTTGATGGACAATCTGCTTTTTTAGTTATCAATTCTGGTAGATCAAAAAGGTCTCCTTGTATTTCATCTTGTTTGCTTGCTGGAACAGTATTTAAGTCTATTCCTAATAAAGATGGTGCTGTACACAAATTTGCTCTGCCTGTTGTACCTACTAAATCTATCAAAGTAAGTTTTTCTTTTCCTGGATAAAGTCTTAATCCTCTTCCTACCATTTGTGTATATAAACTACTATTACTTGTTGGTCTTGCAATCATGACAGTTTCAACAAGAGGCATATCTGTTCCTTCAGTAAATATCATACAATTAACAAGTACAGGTATTTCTCGATTTGTAAACTTTTGTATTAATTCATCTCTATTTTTAGTTTTTGCTGTTACTGCAACAGCTCCTGGTATTTTTTTCGCTATTGCTTCAGCATGATCCACACTACAAGCAAAAATTAATGTTTGTCCTTTTGCATATTTTTTATATGCTTCAGCTATTGCATTATTTAATACATCTTGATTCATTACTTCTTCTAATTCTCCTGGTGCAAAATCGCCCATTCTCTTTGCTACCTTTGAAATATCATATCCAATATTTACTCTCATGCAATAAATGTCAGTTAAGTATTTATTTTGTATTGCCCATTTAATATCTCTTTCAAAAATTATATCTTGAAATATATCATCTAGTCTTACATTATCACCTCTGTTTGGTGTTGCTGTAAAACCTAAATGCAATCTTGGTTTAAAATATTGATATATTTTCCTGTAAGAATTAGCTGCAGCATGATGTGCTTCATCTGTTATTATCATATCGAAGTCATCCGACTTGAATTTATCTAATCTATGTGTTAAACTCATTACTGAAGCAATTACGACTGGCTCGTTGTTGCTTTTATGATTGCCCATCTCAATTCCAACTGGGCAGTCATAGTATTTTACAGGTTGTGTAACTAGTTCTTCTCTGTGTGCTAAAACTAGTACACGACCTTTTCTTTTTATATTTGTGAAAGTTGCTGTTTTTCCACATCCAGTTGCCATTTGTATTAAGTATGATCCAGGTTCTAATTTATCTATTAATTCTATACATTCTTGTTGGTAGTCTCTTAATTCTAATTTCAATTTATCACCCTCTTTGCAAATTTTATTGTTCTTAAACATTGCTCTTTTTCAAACATTGCAATATGTGTGTCTTCCCTTCTTAATCCCAAATGTTTCGCTAACATTCCATAAGCTCTATACCTTGTTGCTATTCTTCTTGGTTTTCTCCATATTTGGTCAAACCAGTAATGTGCTTCTTTTCTATACTGCCTTAATTCTTCATTTGCTAAAGTTCCAAGTGGTACATCTGTCCCTGGATGCACTCCTACAAAAGCTCCACAATTTTTGCAAAGATAACATTTACCTACCCCATATTCTCTGCCATATATTTCTGCATTTGATGTATAAACAACTGAACTTCCACAATATCTACATATTTTTGGTTTTTGCATTTTTATTCCTCCTCATCTCTTTCTATTTGTAAAATGCACATTAAAGTAATTCCTATAAAAGTTCCAATTAATAATCCACTTAAAAATTCAACCATTCTCTATCACTCCTTTGGCATTTCATAAACAGGTAAGCACAATCCAGTTAGTTGTCCTATTTTCATATTTTCCCAGTTTTTATATCTAGTTATTATTTCTTGTAATACTTCTTTAGCTCTTTCTTCAGTTGCATATTCACCTAACAAATATAATCCTCCAGAATTACTTTCTACCATGATTCTATTGAGACTTTCTATACTTAACTCTAATCTTTCTGTTGCTAATTTTTTATTTTGACTCAAAATTAACATTGTTTTCTTCATCCTCCTTCATATAGTCTTGAATATCTTCTGCAAATTTTTCTACTAATTCTCTAATATTTTTATTTATAAATGTTCTGTTGTAATTAAAATCTACTTCAAGGGCATCTTTATCATTCATTAAAGAATCTATATTTACAAAAACTTCTAATTTTATTAAACCTACTCTTGTGTCTTTCTTTTCTTTCATTTATAAAAATTCCTCCTTAAATACTTTTGATATAATTTCTATACAAGTATTTATTGTTTCGCATAATCTTTCTTCTGTTATTGGTTTTGCTTCTTCCGCTTCTCCATTTAACATTTTGTGTAACTTTATTCTTGCATTTTCAGTTTCTCTTATATGATCTATATATTCTCGAAACATACTCTTTTCAAAATTAAACTCTTTGTACCTTTTTTCATAATCTGCTAATATTAGTTGCTTTGTTTTACTAGCATTTTCAGTAGTTATCTGCTTATTATGAAACATAATCAATAACTGCTTTAATGCTAGAAAACAATGTATTTCTAATAAGTTATAATCTTCAGGAGGTGTTTCAAGTTTTATAGAATCATTTATGACTTGTTCTTTACTTTTCATTATGGTCTAACCTCCGTCTTACTTTTTTTACATACCTCAAATATGCTATTTATATAATGGTCTAACATGTCTAACCTTTTTTCGAGGATATATTTATGTTTTTTATAAAGATTTTATTTTTAGAAATCATTTAAAAATTTCCCATACGAATATTATTATTTTGTTAGATGTTAGACTTTTTGTTTTTTATTTAATAAAAGTCGCTTGGCTCTATGTATTGATAGGGTCTATCCTTGGTCTAACCTTTTTAGATTAGGTAAGACCCTAAAATGGTAAATCTTCAAGATTCGATTGTTCATAACTGTCCTCATAAGCAATATCTGATTTTTCAGGCTCTAGTCTGAATTTTATATAATTAGCTCTAACTCCAAATGCTTTAGTTGCATGTGTAAATCTTCCTTGTGAGTTCCTTTCTATTTGGCTTCTATCAGCAAATTTCCTTATTACTGCTGCAAAATCGAATCCAGCTTTATTTAATGATTCTGAATATACACTTTTATTTACTAGACAAGTTTCATTTTCTTCATCATATTTGCCCCAAATTTCTCCATTTTCATTTCCTTTAAATTTATTTATGTTTTGTGAAATCCAATTCATTGTCCATTCATAAGCTCTTGCACTTACATCAACTTCTTTTGTGCTTGTAAGCCAACCTTTTACATCTTCTATTGTTAATTTTTCATCTTTAAATATTAAATTTGTAGATATTTCATCAGCCAAAAGTATGGTAGCCATTGCCATAGCTTGCTTATCAGTAGTATCTGTTTCTTTTAATATATTTTGAAATATCTGCCTATATCTTTCTTGTAATTCTTCTTGTTTAGGAATATTTTTTATAAATTCTTTTCCAGCAAATCCATAATTTTTTCTAATAAAATTACTAACAAAGTTACCATCTGTAATTACTTTTTCTGTTGCTTCTACTTCTATTACTCTATTTTTTACTCCTCCTCCTGAAGTTGCTTTTGTGATAGGTTCTTCTCCTGTAAAAAGGAAACAGCAATTCCATTCTTTTAAAAGTTCAATTCCTCCATATGCTTTACCTCTTCCTCTATCTACACCTTCTGTTAAGTACATTACTAGATTATCAAAGCTATCCCATCTATTTTTTATCGTTTGCAATTCATCTCCTGCAAATGGAATATCATGTACAAATGCTGCATATCTTGCAAGTGCAACTTGAGTTGCATTTAATGTTCTTACTAATTTTCCTACTTCAGGATTTCCCCATACTGACATTGCAAGCATTAAACCTACTGTTTTACCGGTTCCTGTTCCTCCCCATATATGTACTACAAATGGCAGTACACCTAACATTTGATTTAGTGTACTAGCAAATGATGATGCTATAAGTAGGTGTGCAACTTTACTTTCTTGTCTTACCTTTTTACAAACTTCCTTCCATTCTTCATAATTCCCTACTTCTTTTATGCTAGAGTAAACATCTTTAAATGCTATATCTCCATCATATTTTAGATCATCTACATAAGGAGCAAATTCATTTTCTATCCACCCCAACCTATCTGTACTACGGTTTGCTGGAATTTCTTTTGCATTAAGAGATACTACATCAGCTATATATGCAACTAAATCCTTGGCATTTTCTGAATTTACTTCTATTCCCCTATCTGATAATTGGATTATGTTTGATTTATTTGCTACCATACTTCTTTCAATTGTTATATACTGCCACTTATTATCTTTAAAAAATGCTAATTTTATTTTTTCTGTTTCTGAATCAACATTTATAAGTCTTTCTACTGGTAATATAGGATGTGGACAAGCTGTAACTGTCTGTGGAATCATTCCTGCTCCCATAACACTTTTAGTTACTCCTGTATCTTGACATTCCCATTTTCCACACTTTAAATTTTCTATTGGTGGTTGTGTGAATTGAATTGTATTGCTACCTCTTTGTTTGAATTTTTGTGCATACTCTGTCTGGTAAGCTTTTAATAATTTATCAAAGCTTCTAATATTTCCTAATTCCCTGGCTTTTTCTTGTAATTTTACAATTAGAGTTGTCCTTGCTAATTGATTTTCAATTGAATATATATGTTCAAAAATTTCTTTATCTAAAATTTCTTCTTTTGTTAATTCACTAATTTCTCCAAAAGGTGTAAATCCTTCATTTTCTAATTGTTCTGAAAGCTCTAATTCTTGTTTCAATTCTTTTCACCACCTTTTTTTCGTGTTTCCAAAACCATATTTTATCTTCGTTAGATCCATTTATAAAAATATCATCTAATAAATATTGAATATAGTCTCTATTGTGCATTGCCTCTACAAACAAATCGCTTATATTTTCATTTGGACTTATTGGTACATTTTCTTCTTCCCATCTCCAAAGTAAATGTAAGTAATCACATAGTAATTGAAATGTTTTGTTTTCCCATTTCTTAAACATTTCTTCTGTTTTTTTTCTTTGTTTATATTTATTTATTTCTAAATAACTGCTTGGCTTTTCTGCATCAAGACCTAATCCTAAAGTCCTATTTATACTTTTTGCTGCTTCTAAAGCATTTATATTTAATAATTCTGATACAAGAGAAATCACATCTCCACCTTTTCCACATCCAAAGCATTTCCATATCTGTTTAGATGGAGATATTGAAAGACTTGCTGTTTTTTCTTTATGGAAAGGACATACACATTTATATGCTCTATTTAACTTCAAACCATAATATTCTGCTACGTTTACTATATCTACTCTTTCTTTAACTTCTCTTATCAAACTCATAGCTTACCTCCTAGAATGGTAAATCGTCATTGTCTGATGGCACTGTTCCAAAGTCATCAAATGACTCGCCTTTTTGTGCTAATTTTTTTGGATTTGGTATTTTCGCTTCTTCAACTTTGTCTATTGATACTGCATAGAATGGTTTTGTACTTGTATGTACTGCTCCATCAAATCCTTCAAATTCTTCTTCTCTAAATACAATACCAACTTTTTTATTTACTAATGTTTGTTCATTTATATGGTCAAACTTAAAGTTTGCATTTGATGCTTCAATAGAAGTTATTAACCCCTTATAATATTTACTTGTTGTTCCAGGATTAAATCCTTCTGTAAATACTACCCATGTTCCTGGCCATTTCTTTTCTTCTCTACTATCTGCATCAAATTTCTTTTTAAAGAAGTCTTGATATTCTCCTTCTATAATGTCAACTGCTAATTTTAAATATTCTTTTCCATTTTGACTTGTCTCACAGACTATTTTCTTAATTATGCATTTATATCCTCCTGCAGGTAATGTTTCAAATTCTCCAAAGGCTTGAGCCTCATCATATCCTTGTGGTTTATTCATAATTATTTTTCCTCACTTTCTAATTTGATACATTTATTTTCAAATTTTTTATATGCATCAAAGTATAATTCTTTTTTATCTCCGTTATATGTAAGTTCATAATACATTCCATCTGATAAGCTTGTGCTTAATAGTGCTTTATTGTTTTGTAATGTCTTACAACTCCATACTACATAGACTAAAAAACTTTCTATTTTATCTGTTTTATCTAAATGTTCTAAAGCATACTTTCTAACTAAATCTTTACATTTTTCTAAAAATTCTTCATTTCCCATTATTCTACAATCCTCCAATCTTCTGCTAACATATCAGCTTGGCTTGCAAGCCATCCTAATTGAACTCCTGATGTTCCAACAAATGCTATTGCTTTATTTCCTATTGCTTCATGTTCTGCATTTATTGTTTCTCCTTTTGTATTTTTATAACTAATATTAGTTGCTAATTCTATATACTGATTTTTTCCATTCCAACCATTTCTTTGAACTTTTTTCCCTTTTTTTAAAAATTGGATAGCCCTTCCAAAGTCAAATGTCTCTAGTTTTTTTCTTTGTTCTTTTTTTAAATTTTTATATTTATCACTTAATATTACTAAATTATCATATTTATCTTGATCTACTGTTACTGTTGGTGTAGAAAACACTCGATCTAATGCCATTATTCTTTACCTCCTATAATTTCATTTTTTATACAATCCATTATTTTGCCTATTTCTTCAGGTGTAACTTTTTTTATTTCTATTTTTTCAATTTTATCTTCTGTTTTATTTTCCTTTTCTTCTTGTAATTCATCATATTTATTTGCTTTTATTACTAATTCCTTGTATTCTTCACTAGTTATCATTACTACCATTAATTATCACCTCTCTTTCTTTTTTGATACCAATTCCAAAAACCTTTGAACTCTGCTCTTTGCTTTTTAGGAACTCCTTCATTATGTTCTTTCCATTGCTTTTTTAATTGTGTTCTTTCAATTTTCCTTTGAAGACTCATTTTTATTTTCCTCCTTTTGATTTAATCCATAATATTCTCTTATTTTTGTATCTACCATTTTCAAATCATTGTCTATTTCATTATCTTCAAACATTCCTAAAGGAGTTTTTGCAACATCTTGTCCGTTACTTTGTGTGGTAAAATAATGCTTGTTATTGTCATTCATACACCTTAAAACAATTGTAAACATTCCCTCTATACAAACTTTGTCATCAAGCAATTTTCCAATGGTTTTTGGTCTAATATCTCCAAAGTCATTTTTTTCCTCATGCATATTGAAATATACTATTTTATCTTCTGGCAATTTATTTTTTACAAATTCAATTAAAGACCAATATTTATCTCCTAAATCATTGTAAAGATTGAAAACTGCATTGCCTCCTCCAACTTTACTATGATTATTCATAAATTGATTTGTAATTAGATATCCTGAATCGTCTATAACTATTGATTTTTTTTCTGTTAAACAAATCTTTTTCATAATAGTTAAATAATCATCTGTATTTATAGTGCTTTCAAATTTTTTTCTAAAAGGTAGTGGTTTACTTATTACATTTACAAGTGCTAATTCTTTTTCTCCGAAATTCCTTAAACTTGTACTTTTTCCACTACCAGATTTTCCTATTATTAATACTGGTATTCCCATTATTCTTCATCCTCCTTTATTTTTTCCTTTACCAAATTATTTTGTTTTCGTTTATATAATGTACTTTCTACTATGCTTAAATAAGTCATTAATTCTTCATCTTCAT